GTTCTGACATAAGTCAGCACCATTGAACTCGGGGTGTTTTCTGGTCCTTACGGCAACTTGCGGGCCATACCAACCGTGGAGAACTAAATCCCCTAGGAAAGTTGGTCCATACATGTTACGCAGTTTACGAGGTAAATTATCCTTGACGCTACGGAGCAAATGAGCTCCCGTCCCGTACAGCGATGTTACTCGGCCATAAAGGAGGTTGTGAAGCGAAAAATAATCAGCTGGTTCGGTGACTTCTTTGGAAAGCTTAACAGTGCTTACGCACTGGCCCCTGAAGAATTCACCTCCACAGCTCTCACGGAACTCCCCCGCGAAGTAAGACTTCTTGAGGTTTACCGTGAACCCACAAAGTTCGTAAACAGCGGCAACGTCACGCCCGATTTCGGTCGGAACAATGACGTCGTCTCCATAGACGGAGATATCGCCGATCTTTACGAGATCTAGAGCGTTGGCTAGGCCGTGAGGCCCAACTAATTCTCCCCCTAACGTTTTAGCCCATGCCGTGGCATAAGCTAACGCGAGAAAGACAACGGTCTCCAGCTCGAACGTAAAACCATTACCCATCGAACTGAACTTCTCCAACCGTACCCAACGCCCTCCCGGGATTTGGGTATAGTGCGATCGTAGATCGTTAAGAAGCTTAAACCAGTCTTCTGGGAGCAGCAGCTCGACAAGTGCTGTGCAAATGGTATCACTAGCGTTTGAAAGGTCGATCGTTGCCAGGCTCTTAGTTATGGAGCTTAGCCGCGCCAGGAATTTGTGATACTCCTGAATGCCTTTCTTGAACCAGCCGACCCTCTTACCAAGGCATCTAGTCATCCACGTCCCAACAGCAAGCTGATAGAAGACGTTTAAAGATGGTTCAATGCAAATGCCGCGATGTTTCCAAGCGTCTTTCGGGACGGTTGTGAAACGGTTGCCGCGTACATAAACGGGTGACCGTATGGCGTAGAGAGAATCAACTGCGTTCTCATAGGTTTTCGTACCTTCAGGGAGGAACCTT